CACAGGCAAATACACTGTCCCATACAATCGGTCAACTGACGAAGCTCTATGGATGGCATCTGCAAACGATTTTGAAATAAGCCTTTGTTTAATATGTTAAACCAACTCTGTGCCTGTGCTATTGTGGGTCGATGATTTTTAATGTCAGCACGTTTTACCAGTGCCTGTTTGACTTGGTAGCGAACTTTCTTCACTGCTTTTACTGAAATTTTTCTTTGTTTCGTAAGTTTCATAAAGTACGCACATAATGGTGGTTGACAATATTACCATCTATGTTATACTGTAATTATCAAGAAACCCGTATGTCTAAAACTACACATAATTCAATCACTACAATAGAGCAGGCAATACAGATTCTAGCGTATAACGAGCACTTTTGGGAGGACTTTAAAGTGCATCCTATGGATCATAAAACTGTGAACAGCCTAGCAGATGCTCCGTATGCCTGGACTGAAAAACAAGGTCGGTTGGCCCTAGCACTCTTAAAACGGTATCACACACTGTTTAAAAAGTTTAATATTGATCTGTCCGAACTGCTACAGACCCCTGTGTACAAAGATCCATTTAGAGTGATAGATCATATCAAGAGTGTGGAGCAGTATCAGCACGAAGACGGCAGAGAGTTGATAGAAATTAAATTTCCTTACAACGAAAAACTAATATCTTTGTTGAGAACTCTTAAAAATAAAAAAGCAGACGGATTGGTTCCAATGATTTACGATGGGGAATCTAAAAAATGGACCATACAATACACAGAACTAACCTGTTACTATGTAACATTAATAGCTGTCAGGTATGATTTTAACATTGTTACTCCGAGCATCTTAGAAGACTTTGAGGAAATTAAACGAGAAAAATTAGTCTATCGTCCTGCTGTGATACAATTAAAAGACAACGAGATACACATAGAGAATGCCAATGAGAACCTAACTGAATGGTGGAATAAAAATTATAAAAATAAAAAAATACTGCATCAATTTGATGTGCTGAAAAATTTATCTATAACTTCTTTAATACCTGCTCCGGTCGCAGAACAGAGCACACTGGTAGAAAAGATAGCCACATCAATGCATACTACTCTCTGGATCGATCGTAAGCAGTACTCTCGAGCAGACTTCTTAAGGTCGCTCGAAGAATTAGATCTATTTCCTGCAATGGTACCAATGAGTGGTATGCTGGAACAGTTTAAAGAAGTGGAAGACTTTGAAGAATGGTATCGAGCATTTGAAGAACTAGGATACTCGCACAGTCAAATTGCTTGGGGATTAACTCTAGAAAAAGCTCCGGGTATCAACACAGATGATAGAAAAAATGACGATATGCTGTACTCTGGTAATGCTGACTATGTGTATGGCAAGGACACTCCTGTGGCAGAACGAGAACAGATGAGAACTCGCTGGGATGAGCTGGCATTAGAATCAAAAGTTTCTAAACATATAGATCAAAATACCAAATTAGTAATCCTGAGAAATAGAATACCTAGGACACTGATGAAATCAGGCATACGACTGCGTTGTGGTTTTGCCATGCAAGACACACAGTATTGGCCAACTAATACGGAAACTTTGGCTAGAGTGGTTGATAACCTTCCAAAAAGATTGTATTATGTTAGTAGGAAACCTGGTTTCTTAGAAACTAACATAGTGCAAATATGAGTTCATGTCGACTGGTAATTAAAGATGAAGTAAATGTCAAGTTTGAAGACTTGTCGTTGGATCATCGTAAGAAATTACACAATAAATTTAAATTTGAAATACCGTATGCTCGTCATTTGCCTGCGGTGAAGTTGGGTAGATGGGATGGCAAGATCAGTTTCTTTGGATTGGGTGGAACCACATATCTCGCTCTAGTATCTCAGGTATTGCCCATATTGGAAGATGCAGGAGTATATGTGGAACTTGTAGACGAACGCACTCCTCACAATTTTGAATTTAAACTGGTAGACAAAGACCATATGTCAGATATTAATTGGCCGGATACACACCCAATGGCCGGACAACCTATTGAATTGCGAGACTATCAAGTAGAAACTATTAATAAATTTTTAGAAAATCCTCAATGCATACAAGAGATTGCTACAGGAGCAGGTAAAACTATTATCACAGCCACACTGTGCAAACTGGTTGAGGACTATGGAAGGACGTTAACTATTGTTCCAAACAAAAGTCTTGTAACACAAACAGAGGAAGACTTTATTACTTGTAATCTTGATGTGGGAGTTTATTATGGTGATCGAAAAGAGCTGGGCAGACAGAACACTATTGCAACCTGGCAATCATTAAATGTGTTAGAGAAGAAAAGTAAAGATGAAGATTCAGAAGCATTTGCAGAAGCAATTAAAAATATTAACACAGTTATAATAGACGAAGTGCATATGGCTAAAGCAGATGTTTTAAAAAGAATGTTGACTGGACCATTTGCCCACTGTGGTATACGTTGGGGATTAACCGGTACAGTACCCAAAGCAGATTTTGAATTCTATGGATTAAAATGTGCTATAGGTGAAGTGGTTAATCGTATTGCCGCTAAAGAATTACAAGACAAAGGAGTACTGGCACAATGCACAGTTAATATTATACAAACTCAAGATCATCCTGCATTTAAAAACTATCAAGAAGAATTAAAATGGCTCACCACAGACGAAACAAGAATAGGTTGGATAGCTGATACTGTGAAAAATATTTCCACATCTGGTAATACTTTAATTCTAGTAGACAGAATATCAGCAGGAGAAATGTTAGAAAAGAAATTAAAAGATTCGATCTTTATTTCAGGATCAACCAAAAACACAGACAGAAAGGAGCACTACGATGAAGTATCTACTGCAACAAATAAAATTATTATTGCCACATATGGAGTTGCCAGTGTGGGTATTAATATTCCTCGTATTTTTAATCTTGTCCTAATAGAGCCAGGCAAGAGCTTTGTAAGAGTTATTCAGAGCATAGGCAGAGGTATTCGTAAAGCTGAAGACAAAGATTCCGTACAAATATGGGATATAACCAGTTCTTGCAAATTTGCAAAAAGACACTTAACCGAACGGAAAAAGTTTTACAAAGAGGCCAATTATCCGTATAATATAGATAAGATAGATTATGAAAATCCTTACAATAGAAAATAAAACATACACGTTAGAAAAGATACCAGAATATGTGGATGACAGTCTACGTTTTTCTGTGTTAGATAACTCAAACCCTGCAGACCCTGATTACTTCTTTATACCTTTAATATTCCTTGAGAGCTTCAATGCTCCAGCGGCGGTGTTACAAATTGGCAATCGTAAAATTAAAATGCCACTGGATTGGAAAATGATTATTGGCGATGCTGAACAGGGAGAGATGTATGTGTTACCCATTACCAGTTTAAACGATCGAGGGTTTGAAGCATTTGTTTTTAATCCGCTAACAGGATCCAGACCCGAGTTTGAAGCTGTAGACATTGTGGACATTTATAACGAAGTGAAATGGTATTTTCCTAAACTTAAATCAGGACAGATACTAGCAGTGCCACTTGAAGACTGTGAAAATCCTAAGTGTGCGTATTTCGTTAAAGATATATCACGTCAATCAGAAACAATTGATTGGGGTTCTGTATGGTAAGAAAAAATTGTGTAAGACTTAAAAAACCTGTTTTAGATTGTGATGGAATAATGGTTATAATGGACCGTAATTATAACAACAAAATTAACGAACACATTAAGGAAGTAAACAAACACTTTAAAATAAAAAATGTTCATGAGAAGGACACACATATTTTACTTGAATTTAATTCTCAAAAACATGTTACAATGTATAATTTAAAATATGGCAACTAAAGATAATAGAAAGTTTTTTGAATTAAGGAGCGGAATGAAAGCTGTGGATTTTCGTAATAAAGACTATTACGATAGAATTGACGATAAAGAAAAAAGTTTATACTCTCCGTATATGATTATGAGATATGCCAGTTCTGTATCTGGAGACAAGTTCTATCAAGAACACTATGTTGAGATGATCAACGAATGTGTGAACAAACATCTGTTC